TGGTAATGATTCTATAGTGACTCCCATCTTTGTAGAAGATAAGGAAGGGTCATTTCAGTCGTTGCCTAGTGGTGTTATTGAGAATATAGATCCTTTCGAGCCTGGGGAGCACATCCCTGGTGCTCGTTGTCTTGGAAGATGGAAAGGAAAACCGGCAGTTAGCCCTTCACATACCAGATATGAGTGTCTATTGCCCAATTTGAAAGAAGAATTAGAACACAAGGTACTACCGAACATGTCTAATAAAGCTGGTCATAATAGAAATGTAGCAACGCACAATATCGGTCCTACTCCTCATTCAGAACATTTTGACAAAGTCTCAGATCCTGAATGGGCTAAAGATTTTGCCAATTTACATCGACTGGCGCATGTATGGGATTTTGATACTGCACTTTTCGGGGATCCTAAGAGGGAGATACCTTCTATGGCTTCATCTTCGCATTATGTTGGTTGGTTCTTAGATGGAACGAAAGGCGATCATGTGGACTTTGCTAATAGAACGTGTAGCAAAGCCCTGCGCGATAGGGTGAATGAATATATCGAATTGGCGCGTTATGAGCCAATTACCTCATTCTCAGTTCAATTTAAGAAAGATGAGCTTTTGGCTAAAGAGAAAGTTTATTGTGACAATCCAATGGTTCGAAACATCAATGGACATGACTTGGCTTTTAACATTGCTTTGAGGATGTTTACTGGTGATTATCATGACCTATCTATTAAGCATTTCAGTGACTGTGTAGCAGTCATTGGCATCAATCCCCATTCTTCTGATTGGGGAGTGATTCGCTCACAAGCGTTAGCCAAGAGCAATGAAAATGTTATAGCTGGTGATCTTGGTAAACAGGAAGCTACCACTACAGCTCTGTTTACAAAAGGTTACCAAGTGCATGTCAAATCTAAATATACCTTTGAGGAAGAGTGGCAAGCAGATGTTCAAGCTAATCTGCTAGCTAGCCTTAATGGATATTTATTTTTGGTCGGAGGTTGTGTCTACGAGACTATTCGTGGTCATTCCTCTGGCCATTTTGAAACTGCGCTTTACAACAGTTTCCAAGTGTGGGCCGCCCATAAAATAATTTTCGAAGTGCTACATGAAGATAAGGCATTTAGAGATTATGTGGCTATAAAAACTATGGGAGATGATAGTACAGGTTCAGTGTCTGATGACGTTAAAGAGACTTATAATATGGAAGTGTTAGAGAAATGTTTTAAAGAATTTTTCGGCATGACTTATACCTCTCCAAATAAAGACGGAACTATGTCTAAGTTTATAAATCGTCAGAGAGATGATATATTCCTCGGGAGAGAATTTGTTCAAGTGGGAGAAAATAATCCTAAGGTCGTTGGAAGGTTGCGTAAAGAAGCCATCAATGACATGTTGATTTACACTACCAAGATTAAAGGTATGACGCAGAAGAAAGTTATTCAGCTTCGTGCGGATTGTGCTTTTTATGAGATGTCTTTGTACCCTAAAACGGATTATGATCACCTTGCTCGCATGTATTTAAAGCAGTTCAATAATGCTGGAATGCGTGATTTGACGCCGGTTGTGCATGAATGGCATGTCAATCGAGCTAGGGTATTTG